ATTCCTTTCTGTTTTGTTATTGTTTCCGCGATTTCAGCGTATGATTTTCGATGTTCATTAAACAGCTCTATCACATAATCTTCAAGCTTGTTTCTCCAGATAATGCTGCGTCTACCCATGTTTGAATCCTCCTAAATATTACAATATTTTGAGCAATACCGTTGTGGGCATCTATGGCCACAGTACCTCGACTGGCCATCCCCGCTGTTCTTTCACAGCGAGCAGGGCCGCCAGCTTTGCCTTGCGCTCAGCGGCAAAGGCTTCGTCAACTTCTGCCTGCGCGAGAACTTCCGGTGTTTGCAGTTCCGCGAGACGTTGCTGTAATTCCGCGTTGTTGTCGGCGGCCATGCGCTGGTCGTAATCCTCTTGCGCGATCTGGCCCGCGTCCAATTGCTCCATCAAAGACATGGGGACAAACTCGCCGCCAACAACCCTGACACCCGGCCTTTCCAAGAGCCCCTCTTCAAACTGTTCCACCTCCGTCATAGGGCGCAAGATGCCGCCGTCAACGACATGACCTTCCGGCGCGGGTAGTTCCCCACTCGCAATGCGCTCCACATCGCTGTCGGCAACCGGGCCAAATAGCCCATTGGAAGCGAAGTTGAAAAGCATGGGCCCGTGGGTGGTGCAATCAGAAGGCGAAGCGACAAACGGCGAATAATCATCTTCGCCTGTAAACCGCACGTCAAGAATAATGCTGGTATGATTTGTATCCGACCAGCGCGGATTTTTCGCATTGGTAAACATTACCCTACTCTCCTCACTGAAATGACATTATTTGCGTTGGCAAGACCTGTATCCCCGCCGCTTCTCCATGTACCACTTAACGCCGCGCCTGCGCCTGAAGTTGTATATTGACTAGTAGTAGCGCCTAAACGCGGTATGAGTGAATGGTTGCGGGCCGGTGGGCTTGCTCCGGCTATGACAAGTATGTACGACCCTATGGGCAAATTTGTTTCGCCGTGGCTTCCCGATGCAGCCACTACCGCCAGACGGTCAGCACCGACCCTTGGCGAGCCTGTCAAAACAGGGCTTGAGATGTCGGCTTTCAGGAACACTTGGGCTTCCGTGGCTATTGCCCTTCCATCGTTGGTTGCGGCGCGGGTTTTGTTCGTCCCAAGTAATTGATTTGGCATCATAATAATCCCGCCGTTCCAAACGCTGGGGCCATTTTGCCCGGAAATGGTTGTTGCCATTCCGCTAAGGCCACTCTCATTTAAGATACCACCCCTGTTAGCCACAAAAGGGAATTCGTTTCCCGTTCCCGAAACCGCTTCTATCCGAACTCTTGAATTCTGCGCCCGTACCCCGCGGGCTTTATTGGAGAAAGAACAGTGCCCTACATGGATAGCGCCGCCGCAATCAGTAGCGCTAAAACCCTCATTAATAAACTGAGATGATGGCGGCTCTCTCCCGGAATCGCTCGAACACCGCAGCAATTGTATATTTGAGGCGCAATTAGAGGCTCGAAAGGCGGGAGTAGCCAACGGCGTAGTTGCGTTAAACCCATTGATGATTATCGATCTCGATGTGCAGTGATTGACGACAAACCTGTCAATATTATGCGTTGTCCCTGCTGTCTGGATAACAGCGCCATCCGCGTTAACTGCACGAATAGTCATCTCTCCCGGCCCAAAAAAGTGATCAACAAGGATTTCGTTTGCTGTAGTTCCCGGCCTTACGTTGATGGTTACGTTGCGCATCATAAGGCGGGGCAAAGCCAGTACCGCGTTCCGCAAATCACCGATGTTCACAGTCTGGGTAAGCGTTGGCAAAAGGGTAGTGTTTGCGTTATTTACCGGAACTCCTGTATCCTGTCCGTCAATTATCCAGTTCCCGCTCGCCCCTATTCGCAGAACGCTCCCGATGGTTCCGGGATCGCCCCTGTCCGCTATCAACGCCCAGCGCCTTACGGCGGTCGGGTTGGTCAGAGGCCACGGCGGGGTTACGCCTGTCGCTGTAGTGGTTTCTACGCAGATAAAACTACGCCCCTGATGCGTTACGACATCATTTAAAAAATACTGACCCGGCTGCCACTCGCCACGGAAATTCCATTTACTTTTCGCAACAGTCGCTACCCGCTCTGAGATTTGGGTAATCATCCCGTGCGCGTCCGCGATACCCGCCTCGATGTTGTTCATGTTCTCCGCGCTAAAGGGAGTTCCCTGACTTGTTACGCTGTCAGGAGCGTTGGTCAAAACAACTGAGTGTTCTGTCTCGTGCGACTTGGTAAACCTGTTAAGGTTGACACCCTGACGGGCTCTCCATTCAGTTCTGGTATATGCCATAAGTCTAAGATATCAGTTTTTAGCGGAGACGGCTCTAATAGGGATAAAGCGATCTTGATACTCATAGCATAAACGGGTATATCATTCATCTCGCTTGTTAGGTAAATTTCATCATCGTACTTTGCCAGCTTTACAAGTTGCTTACCAGCCAGTAATATGTGAATATACAAAGATCTGGAGGTATTTCATGCGTAGATTTGGATTGCTTGTAGCTTTAATAGGGTTCTCTCTATTGGGGCGCGATACGACATGGAAGCATGATAACCCGGTATCTGGCAGGTTATTAGATGAGGACAGGAGGCTGCTATTGCATGGCAACGTGGTAGCCAGCCTTGGCACGGCTTTTTATGGAAGTATGGCAGAATATATTTATGCGCATATAAGCAACATATTACGAGATGGGGAGGCTCCATCTTTTTATGATGATATATCGATGGAAAATATTCTGCGAACAAGTGTACCTTACAGAACATTGATGGATCGCCATTGGGAGAAGGGAGATATTGTTTTTATGCGTAATTCTTCCGATGTGGGCGGGTTTATCTTGAGGATGGAAAACAACCACATATATTATATGACTGTTTTAGTAGGAACAGTTGCTATACGTTCCTTGTATCAGAATGAAGTATTGATTAGGAGACTATTGATTGTCAACAGGTGATTTTAAAGCTATATTCTAACCAAACGCCGAGAGTAAACCCGGATCATTTTGTGTCCATAACTCGAACCTGTCAACTCTAAATCCTTCGTGCATAATTGGCAGAGTACCTGCCGACCCCCATAATTCAATCGTGTTTATTGTTTGACTCATTGAAACATTTGTAGAAAAAGGCCCATTGGTAACAGCACCTTCTAGAACCTGACTTCCGTTTACGGTCAATCTAAAACGGCCCCCAAAAAAGTGAGAGCCGCCCAGTGTTGAAAAAGCGAATCTTACCTGACAACTCCCTCTTGCCATAATTGTGAGGCTTTTCAATGTTCCACTGTTGTTAGGGCCAAAAAGCAAAGCCACAGTATTATCCCTTTTTAACAGAAAGTTGCTACCAGCATCAACTTCTCCCGTTATCCTGACATGTAGTGCTTGTAATTCACCTCTAAAAATACCGTTGTTAAACTCCGTGTCCCCGTTAGCGTCAATCGAAAACCCATCTTCGCCCGGCCTGTAATTCTCGCTGCGTATCGCCCCGCCCCCGCGCAGGGTAATAACCTGGGCGGAGAGCTCTTCAATGAACGCCTGTTGCGCGACAAGCAGCCGGGCGAAGACCGCCCCAAACCAGCCCATGTCCTGAGCCAGGCCGGGCACGTCAAGGCCGTCAACAAAGCTGCGGGTGTAAAGGTCGGCATGGCGCTCAGGCGCGCGGGGCTCCCAGGCAAGGCCCGTCCACTGGTACACCATGCCCGCCCGCCACACATGGGCGCCAACAGCGCCGCTCGCTACCGCCAGCGCGAAGTCGCCCTGCCTGGCTCGTACCCTGCCCCGTACCGGCCCATTGATAATAAACACTTCCGCCGTCCGCGGCAGTTCTTCAATCGTCCCAAGGTAGCGGGGCGCGGAACTGCGCCTGTCTCTGGCGATGAATAGCACGGCGGTATAGCGTTCACCCTCAAACACAGCCTGCACGGTAATACTGTTTTCATCATCAAGGGCAGCGTCCGCGGCGACAGTGATAACGCCGGAGCTGTCTACGCTAATTCCCTCAGGAGCGTCGGGCAGAGAAAAATCAATATCAAAGGCGGTGGGGAACGGATCGCCTAAGGCCGGATCGAATAAATCGCCGCCTGAGCCGGGGAAGTACCGGGTATCCGAAAAAAGCATACGGTTCCACTTAAAAAGAGAGGCCCGCGCGGAAAAGGGCAAAAGCCCTTCAAGGATGTTGCCCTCGCTGTCAGTTTCAAGGGTTACGCTTTGGGGAGACAGCGCCAGCCATACCGGGATAACGTCCGAGTCGCTTCGCTCGCTCTTAATGCGTACCGGCGGCCCCCACGCTCCTGAGCCCAAAGACTCGGCCATTTTGCTGGACTGCCAGATGGAGCGAAGTGTCCGGGCAAAGTGCCAGCCGTCACTCTGGCCGTCGCCTACGGGGCGGGGCGGCTCGGCCTCGCCGTCATGGTGCGTTATGAACAGCCTCCACTGGCTTGGGTTTACCACGCCCGAATCCACCGCGCCGGAAACCGGGGTAATCCGGTTCTCGAAAACGGGCAGGACAAAATCCGGCTCATCAACCCTGAAAATGGCGGGGCTGTATTCCACGCAGGTCAGCGTGGCGCGCAGCTCTGGCTGGGGCTGGATATCGGTGATGATAAGGTCAAGGACTTCCCTGCCCCGTATGCCGTAGGCGTAGATATCGCCCTGGGCGGGAGCGTAGCCGGAGTCAAAGGGCTCGGTAAAATACACCTCGTCGGGCGCTCGTATCGCCGCGACGTCTTTAAGGATAACCGTGCCGTCCGGCATCTGCAGACGCGCCGCGTACTGGCTGCCTTCTTCCATCTCCACAGGCTCGTCAACGCGGATGCCGATACAGACACCGCTGCCAGCGAACAGGGGCTGGATAACACGCCCTTGCGCGGAGCCTGTCAGGGCGATGTCGCCAGCGTACTGAATCCACTCGCCCTTGTTGCCAATAAGGTATTCAATGTCCACCTCGATGGTGTGAACGAAGGGACGGTTTGTAAGGCAGGCGTAATTGTACATTCCAATCCGGCGCGCCTGAACGGAGCCGGTAACGCCCCAGAGGTCAACGCGCTGGGTACTGCCAGGCTCGCCGGGGCGGTTGCCGTCCGGGGTATGGTAGACGGAAAGCTCGTTATGTGTAAAACCTGAGTCCTCGTCAATAAAGCGCAAGGATATGGCGTCGGGAATGTCAGCGGAGAACATGGCCGAGCTGTAGCTTATTGTGTTTTTGGGCGTGTACAACTGTACCGGAGAGGGCCGCTTAATGTCCTGTACAACACTGATTTTCGAGTCGATACGCAGAATGTCGGCGCGGGATGTAGCGCCTATCATGCGTAATAGCTCGGCGATGGTTAGCGGCTGGGCAAGGTAGGCGTCGCAGAAATAGTTGTGTCGCTGGCACCACTGGTAAAACGCCTCGAATGATTGCCAGTCGATATCGTCTGGGCTGACGGACTGCTGGGCGGCCCTGCCCCGCAAGGCGTACAACAGCATGGCGGCGGGGTTGCGGGTTTCGTCCGCGGTAAGCCAGCGAAGCGGGCCTGAGCCCCCGCCTGAGTACACCGGAATCTTTGACGTGGCGATGTAATTAAAGCTGTCAATAACGCCGTTAAGCCGGGCTGTGGCCATTACGCGCAGGGCGATAATGGTAAGCTCCCTTTGCCGCTCGAACCTGATGGGGCGCACTGATTTTATCGCGCGCACTGATCCGGCGCTTACCTGATCAATGATCCGCGAGTCGCTTGAGTCGGGAGTCAGCCGCTCCAGTTTAACGGTGTACTGTCCCGGCGGCAGGTTTTCCCGTGTTATCTCGAAGCGCCGTGTGCGCAGTTCGGCCCCGGAAAGCGTGTTGCCTTCGCCGTTAAAAAAGCCCAAGGGGGCGTAAGCGGAATCAGGCTCTCCGGCCCCTTTGAACAGGGCCTGTACAGTTACCGAGGCGGAACGCAGGTTGCCGTCGTTGTCGTACCTGCCAAGGCCGCTGAAGAAAAAGATGTCGACACTAATGGCGTCAGTGTTGTCCGGCGTGGTACGGATAATATGGCCGGGAAGCCGCGCCCCGTCCGGCCCGTCAATCTGGTGTTGAAGCGGGGCGTTTACGGCGTCCTCGTGGACGCAATGGGGGTACAGCCTTGACTCCTGCCCATCCTGTAGAATTTCTATCCACACGAGGGGGTCTAGCCCTAGAAGTATTTGCTGTATATCCCCCGTGGCGGACAGTTCAGTGATCGGTGTTTCGCCTAACTTAAAGCTTCGCGCGTCAATAACGCAGTCCCTGTACCCGCCGCAAAAAAGCTGGGTAAAAAATTGCTGGTTGCCGGTTATGTTGGTGTGCGGGTTCGCGGCGAGGTCGGGATATACGCGGTGGCGACCGAACAGGACGGGGACGCGCCCGTGCGGCCGGGCCTGATTTCTTCCGCCCCGGATTGAAGGGTCATGCTCCGGCGTTTCCCTGTCCCGCAGGGTTGGGATGTTGATGTTCATCAGCACCTGTCCGCCAAGGGCCATGGAAAGCCCCGTGCCGATAAGCGCGGCTCCCGCGATGGCGCCAACGCCAGTCCAGCCGAACACAACACCTATGGCAATGCCCACGGCGGTAAGCGCCCAGCCTCCGGCCTTCATGGCCCTTCCGCTCTGCTGGGGGTCGCCGCTCGGCACAAACTTGATCCACAGGGTGTCTCCGTCCTCCGCCTGTACGCTAAAATCCGTAACGATTTCGCCGTTACGGGACACCCTCGCCTGCGAGAGGGCAAAGCCTGAATCAAGCTCCCGGATAATGTCCGCGACAGATTGCGCTTCCACAAAAAGCTCTTCCCGCCGTAAGCTGGCCGGGTTTAGCTCGGCGATTACTTTAACTGACACGATAGTACCCCTGTATACGGCCGCGCAGACCCGGATGCGACGCCCTCTGGCAGACCGTCCCGGTTACTCTGGCGCAATGAAGGATATACCCGCCCCCCGCGACAATGCCGATATGGCAGAGGCGGCCCCCATCGGTGATGGCGGCAACGGCGGCTTCTTCAGGCCCCGGCAATTGTTCCCCGGCCAGTACCGGCAGATTTTCGCGGAAGAGCGTTGAGGTCTGTTCCCGGTTAAGCGCGTCCGAGTAATCCTCCGACAGCTCAGGCAGCGTAACGCCGTACTCGTTTAAAAGCGCGAGGCGCACAAGGCCGTAGCAGTCGCAGCCGGAAAATGTCCGGCCGCCTGAGACAAAGGGAATGCCGATATAGTTTTTAACCCATTCGTACATCATCAAAAAAACAGCCCCTGAAAATCTTCCGGCGCGTAGGTGTCTTTGGGAAACTTACGGTCGGAAAGGTAAAAATCGTGCAGCTCGCCTGATATGGCCTCTTTGGTCGCCTGCACGTTGCGCAGAAGGTAGCGCAAAGGCCCCCGCTCGTACACATCCGGCGTGTCCGCCATGATAACGCATACGGTAACAGACACGGTTTGCCCCGCGGCCTGTTTGATGTACTGGTAAATGGCGAGGTCGGTATTGTCAATGGCGAGGCGGCAGGGGCGCGGGGCGTTGTCGCTTTGCTCAGGCAGAATGAGGCTGAATCCCGCCGGAGTGAAGGTGTCGCCCCTGGAAACAATTTCCTGATTGTTGTCAACAAAGCGCAACACGGCCCCGCCTGACACTTCGATGGTTATAAGGTGCAGAAATACTTTTTCCGTTTCCGGGGCGGTTACGGCTCTGGTAGCCTCTGGCGACAAACGGCTCATAGGCGCTCCAGCTCCATGGCCACTTCAAACAGGCCGCCAAGCGCGGTAACGGTATAACATGAGGTAAAGCGGAACATGGCGGTTTGAAGGGTAACGGGGTCTTTGAACTGAAAGCGCAGTACTCCGTCCGCCAGAGCGGTGTGGTAGAAGCGCTCAAAGATTTCCAGCTCGGCTTTGTCAAACACGCGCCTTCCTGAAAAAGCGACTGTCCGCGCGGTATAGCGGCGGCGGGCCTTAGCGGGCCCCGCGTCCATTTGGCTGCGGATTACATTGGTCTGCGGCTGTTTTGAAAACCCTTCAGCCAGTAGGCCATACGGCAGTTCTGGCGGCCATGAGATTACGGTAGTCATTTACACCCCCGCCGCCCGCAGGCCGTAGCGCGCGCCCATGACCCTGTCGGCCTTGCCGGAAGAGATATGGCTATTAACCAAAGAGCCTATAATTACATCGATTTGGGTGTTGCCGTCAGAGTCAGTTCTTTCTTCCCGGTTTATGGCGGCGCCTGTGTGGTTAATGATGTTGACAACGACCCCGCCTCGCCCATAACGCCCAGGGCGCCGCCGAAGCGGAAGTAGGTGGGAGAACTGACGATCTGGTTTGTGAACGCTCCGCCTGAAGCGAACGCCTGGGCCGCCCTGCCGTACTCGTTGTACACGCCGCCATGCGCGTTAGCGGACGCTTCCTCTTGCGCCCGCCGCGCCGCGCCGCCAGTAAACCCTGAAATGATCGCGGACGATCCCGCCGCGGCGACAAAGCCAAGGCCCAGCGCCCACTGCCCGTTGGCGATGAGCTGTAAGCCCGCTTGCAGGAACATCATGGGCAATTGATTCAGTATCTGCTGGGACATCGCCGCCAGCGCCGCCTGTAGCGATTCGGCGGCGTTACTGCCCTCGCCCAGAGCGTGACCGAATTTCTCAAAACCGGTAAGCGCGGCGGATGCTCCAAGCTCTGTAAGCCGCGCCGACAGCTCCCCGATGATTACTGACGCCTGCGCGCTAAAACCCTCAATACTCATAAGCGCTAGCGTAAAACTGCCGGAAAGCTCCTGTTGCCAGTCTTTTATCGCAGTTCTAGCTTCATCGATCTGGGCCGTGTCAATTTTGATGGCGAACTGTATTTCCGTTTCAAGGCGCGCCGCGGCGAAACGTTCTCGTATGGCGTGTATCTCGGCTTCGGAGCCCGCCGCTTCAAGAACGCGCCGGGCTTCAAGGCCGCGGATGGCGTCCAGCGATCTTTCCATTTCGTACCGCAGGGCTTCAGTTCTGGAACCGGACAGCGACGCCAGTATCCGCTTTTCCTCAAGTTCCAGTTCCCGGATCACATCGCCGCGCGATGCGTAGTAGCGGGCTTCCGTATCAAGGCGCGTCGCGGCGAAGCGTTCCCGGATTGCCTGTATCTCCGTTTCCGAATCCCCCGCCGCGATAACGCGCTGGGCTTCAAGCCTGTTGATTGTTTCCAGCGCGGCGGCTTCCTCGTAGCGCAGAGCCGCTATCCTTGAGCCGTTCAGCTCCCTGCGCGTCCGCTCTTCCTCTTCCGCGAGCCTGTTAAGCACTTCCGTCCGGCGGGCGTCGTAATAGGCGTTAATCTGGTCTATGGTCGTCTGGTTGCCGGTGCGGATGTAGTTGTTCCATGCGTCAGCCAGCCGTTTGCCGCGATCTAGCTCGATGCCCGCGAACGGGTCAATAGACTGCCCGGCCTGAAAGCGGCTCCATGTCTGTTCCCACGCGTCCCTCCACCGGGCGGCGGTACGGTTTACGTCTCCTGTCGCCCGCTCAAGCTCATCGGTAAGATTTCGGGCGATTTCGGCGAGCCGGGATCTGTCCCCGCCGGAAAGGTTCGCCCCCGAAAGAAACCTTTGGGTAACGGTAAGCTGTTCGTTGATTCTTTCAATACGCCCGGCCTGCGTATTACCAAACATGGAATCTATCCAGTCTGCCCTCCGCTCGCCCCAGAGGCCAAGGGCGAAATCCAGTTCTCCAATCATGCGCTGAAGGCTTTCGCTCTCGCCTCGTATCTGACTGGCCACATCGGCCGCCACGCCTTGGCTTCCGGCTTCCCTGAATCTTGTATAATGGGCTTCCAGCTCTTCAATCTGCTGTCTGGCGGCGGCGACCCGTCGGCTCATTACCGCGATGCCCCTGTCAAGGTCAGCGTCCGAGGTATTGGCGAGCGCCTGGTCTAACGAGACTACCGCCGCCCGCGTGGCCTCAATCGCGGCCTGTTGCTGGCGCTGCTGGAACGCCTGATTCTCGGCTTCTCTGGCGGCCCGCTCCTGGCTTGCCGCCAGGGCGGTAAAGCCCGCCGCGAGCGCACCCACCGCGATGGTCGCCGCCAGTATGCCCTTGTTCAGCACCCCTTTCGCTAAATTAAGCTTCATTTGGGCAGCGAAGGCTCTTGTTGCCATAGCGGCCTTTGCCGCCAATAACCCTGTCGCGGTTATCAGCGCTCCGGCAAACGCTCCTTTCAACAACGGGCTGTCGTTAATCGCGCCAGTTATGGCGGTAAGCGTCCTTGCCACGGAAACCGCCGAGGGCAAAAGCATTTGCCCGAAAGACGCCGCCAGCGCGCTCACAGCTTCGTTCAGTTCCTGTTGCGTAGAGGCGAGTCTACGGGAGGCCAATTCCATGCTGCCGTAAAATTGCCCGCCGGAAGCGGTAAGGTCGTCAAGGGCGCGGGATAAATCCTCAAAGCTCACCTTGCCCTTGTTGGCCATGTCCACGATCTCGGCGGAGGTAACGCCAAAATTGCGGGCCAGCGCGTCCAGTATGGGCACGCCCTCGCTCATGTAGGCGTTAAGTATCCGTATGTCGGCCCTGCCCCGCATCGCCGCCTGAGAAAACGCGGCGGTAAAGCTCGCGAACCGTTGGGCGTTGCCCTGGGCCAGATCGCCGAACCGCGTAAGGTTCGCCTGCAAATCGTTAAGCGGCACGTTCGCGCCGACAAGGGCGTTTGTCGCCTGCGTCAGTGTGGCGATGTCAAAGGGAGAGCGGAAATCCTGTAACTGGTTAAACAGGCCCGCTCCGGCTTCCATGTCGCCTAACAGCATACCAAGCTCGTTACGGGCGGTCTGGAAGCTGTCGGCGGTGGAAAGGGCGAATGTCCCCAAGTCCCTGATGGCGGATAGCGCTTTTAGCAGCACAGCCACTTCCGCTAGCTTGCCGATGGAACCGGCTATTTTGTCTATTCCCCCCGCCGCGCCACGGGCGGCCTCTTCCGCGTCGCCAAAGGCGTCCTCCAGTCCAGGGCCGCCGGTACTGGAAAACCGCTCGGCCTCTGTGGCCAGCCCTTTAATCTCTTCCTCCAGCGAGGACACAGCCTTAACAGCTTCTTGCGTGGCGACTTTTATCTGTAGTTCAAGGGTCTTTTTATCGGCCATACTTTCGCCTGTCCTCTTCCTCCCGCCGCTTTAACGCCCGGTCTTCCTCGTCCGCTTGCCACATCTCGGTCTTAAGCGCGAAAAGCGCCGTGGTAATCCACGCTGGCTGCTCGGCCCAGCCTCCGGCGAACGGCAGACAGCCAAGGTTTTCCGTCATACAGAACACCTCCCACGCCGCGCGAAAATCATCATTGACGTATGAGGCGGCGTCCAACAGCGGAATAAACACCTCCTCGCCGCGCTCGTCCTTTACACGGGTGTTCCACGGCGGGTTTCTCCCCGGAAAAACATTCGCGTTATGCTTACCGGCGCGGTAAATCCGGTAAGCTATTCTTAGTTTTTTTCGTCAATTCCCGATTTGTCCAGAACGCTGTCAAACTCCGCGACTATCTCCCGCAACAACGGCTCAAACGCGATAGGCGCGTTGATAAGGTCTTGCGCGCCCACGATGGCAACGTCCTTTCCATCGCCGCCGCCGTAGCAGCAGTTGGAGATCGATACAAGCATTTCGTTTAACGTGGCGATGTCGTCTTTCTCGATGAGGATTTCCATCTTCTCGATGCTCCCGCTGGCGGAGGCGATGCCTTTGGCCTGCGGCTTTTTGCGGCAACGGTTTTTTATCGCCACTGTCGGTGTTTTGTACCGCACCGTAATCTGGTCGGTCGCGGGAAGAGTTCTATTGCCGTTAAACGAGGGCGTAAACACCCCTTCTTTGGATATTTCAAGGCGCATGGTATCTCCTTACTCCTGGGCTTCAAGCGAATAAAACACCGGGTCAATTCCGGTCAGCCGTCCGGCGGCGTCGTAGGACTGGGCGCTTCCTGACTGGCCGCCGAGGCGCACGTTGTACAGGTATATTTGGCAGAACACAAAATTGTCGGTTTCTTCCGGAAGAGCGGCCTTGTTGACGTAGCCGAGCATATACAGCGCCCGGTTAGCCTCGTCCGTTACGGTGTACGACCCGTCGGCGGCGTGGGTAACAAGCTTCATGTTCCGGTTAATAACGCCCCCCGGCTTGTCCGATATGCCCACGGTAAAAATCGACGTCAGCGAGAGCTGGGCGTCTTTCTTGCCAAGGCGGTACTTGCGGAACTGGTCGCTCAGGCGGGTAACGTCAATTTCCCCTTGGGTGATGGAAAGGCTCCAGCCGGAGGCGTCGGCTACATGGGTAAGGTTTAAGAGCCTGAACCTGTCGCCTGAGTTGGGGACTTCCGTGCCCAGCGCGGGGAATAGCTCCCCGGCCTTAAGCCCGTCGGGGAATATTGAGTCCTCGTCAGCGCGGGAGGTGATGACGCACATTACGCGCCGTATGTCGCCACAGGGCCCGGAGCCCGTAAGCTCCGCGATAGTCTTGTCGCCCGATCCCTCAAACTCGGTTTGCCCAAGGTCAGCGGTGAAGATCATGCTGTCATCGCCGATAAGTGTTTTAAGTTCTTTCATGGTTTACTCCTGTCTCCTGTTTTTCCGCCGTATCGGGCGGGGTGTTTTCGCTGTCCGCGCTGGCGGCGGGGCCGCGCGCTCCGTTTTTGCCTTGTGGTTTCGCCCGCTCTTTTAGTCTGCGGGTTTTCCCGTTTTCGGTTTTGTATCTGGTTGTACGCTGGCTCATTCTCCTGTCCCTTCTGGTATGGTTATGGTAACGATTCTGTCGTCCTGTACGTCCCGCGCCGATGTCGAGTCCGGCGAGTCGATAAAGCTGTCCTCAGGGCTAATCTCCTGAATGATCCGGCTGTTAGGCACGGCGTGAATGTTGCCAGTCCCGTCCTCCGCTTCAAGCCGCAGGGACGGGGAGGCGAGGTAGCGGTCAAGGGCTTCTACGGCCTCAATGGCCTGTTTTAGCCCCGTCATGCTTTCGGCGCTTCCGGTCGCGGACACCCTGACGCGCAGCGTCCGGCACGCCCTGGCCGCGGGCGGCTGTAACTGGATAAACGTTTTCAAAAGGCTTACCCCTATTGTAAGGCCCTTCTCGCTCACGGATGACGGGGTTACCACGACCTTCGTATGAAACTCACCACCCGCGATATTCCGCTCTAGCTGGCGCGCGAACGCGTTAAGCGCTTCAAAGCTGTTCAAGCGCACTTCCGGCCTCCTTCATCAATATGTCCATGTCCCGCTCTGACAGGTAGAAAAAACGCCGGGCGGGAATCTCCACGGACTTTTTAAGGTAGTAAATGACACGCGTCTTTTTCCGCTTGTCCCGGTAGCACACTATCCGGCCCTTGCGAAACGGCGAGTATCCGGCCGCCCGCAATCCCCTCATCACGTCCGTGGGGCTGTAGCCAAAGCGCCGCTGGAGCTTGCGCGTTGTGGCGGCGGGTATCCACAGCCATTCTTTCCGCGCCCGGATAACCCCGCCGTTATTCTGGATTGGCGCGTGCGGCTTGTTTGTGCCGACGCTTACCGTGTCACCGCCAACCACGCTGTGGGTAATCGAGTCGCGCAAGGCTCCGGTGTCCTGTAGCGGGCGCCCGGCTCCCCGGTATGCCGCGGTCGCCGGGGAAAGCGGCGAAAAACCCTGCCCCCCGTGAAGGCGGCCCCGGATCATCTCGCAAGCCATGCCGCCTATCGCTTCCAGCCTGCCGGGCGTTTTAAGCCCTTTCGCGAGGCTTTCTAACGCTTCTAGCGCCATGACGGCCCCCTCCGCTTCGGCGGAACCGCCACTGTGGCGGCGGCTATTTTTTTCGGCGGCGTATCGCTGTCCGGAAAATTCCCCCACGCCGCCAGGATTATATCCCGCGCCTTTACCCGGTACTCCCGTCCCGCTTCCTCATGCCCCAGCGCTATGTGCAGCTCGTACACTGTGTGTATAAGCACCACTTCCCGCACGATGTTGTCGTCAAGGTTAAACGGCACGCCAAGCCGCCTGAGCACCGCCCCGGCGTAAATCCCCGCCCGGCTTATGGCCTGCCTGACAGTGTCGTCAGAGCCGTCGGCAAGCTGTTTGTACAGGTTATGTGACAGCCGGGCCGCGACCTCCTTTGGCGAGACAGGCTCGCCAAAGGGGCGAAAGGGTTCTTCCGCTTCAGGCTTTTCCGCCGCGAGGCCCGCGATACCCAGCTCTTCCATACCTATCCCAGCACCTGCGATTTCCGTATGGCGTCCACATTCGGAACCGGCATGGGCCGGGACTGACCGATGAATTTTACCCCCTCAGGGTCATCGGTGAAGTGTTCCCGCACAAAGAACGGCATACCGGCGAAATTGGCGTCAAAGGAATCAAGGGCGCAGTAAAACAGGCTAAAGGCGTCGTCGCGCGCGAGGGTAATCACGTGCTTGTCCGGGATCGCCTCTTTGTACTTCTTTTCCTTGTAACTCCAGTAGCGGGCGTTACACAGGTAGAACTTGGAAGTCCCGACTATGATGTGATCCTCGGCTACCCGGATCATGTCCTTGTTTGTCGCCGCCTTGTTAGCCAAGGCTTTGTACACGTCAAGCTTTATAAGGTGGATAATGTCAGACCCGTCCGACGTCTCCTGTAGGTTGTTGGTGATTTCCCCCACCCCGGCGATGATGTCGCCAAACTGGGTAGCGGCGGCGTCCCACTTCGCGGTAACCGGCACGGCCTTGGGATCGCCGAACTTGACCTCGTACAAATCCATCCCGCCGTCCGCCGTCCGCAGGTCGTAGCTGATCTTCCCGGTAATCGACTGTATCGCCAGCGCCTCGGTACTCTTGCGCACCGATCGGCGCAGCGTGTCGATGTAATTGTCGAACAACACCTGCTTGCCGCCCGTTTCAAGATTGTTGACGCGGTTACATTCAGCGGCCGAAAGGAAAAGCGACGGGGTAAGGTTCGCCGGATCGATTATCTTTACGCTGCCCTCTTCCGGAGTAAGGGCGTAGGACACCGACCCCCGCGTTATAAGCGGGATGTTCTTGGTCGGCAGCCCCAAGTCCGCCCATTCCAGCTTGTCAAAGGGATGGTTGCGCCGTACCGCCTCAGGATAGATGAGATCCATCATAAATGTCCTGAGCGTGGGCAGTCTGGACAGGGCCGCGACAAGGGCGACCCTTGTAAAGAAATTTCTGAAACTGATTTTCATGCTGTCGTGCTCCTTTACACGTAGATTCCGATACCCCGCAGGGCTTTGATAAGACCATCTGAGGCCGGGGAGATTTTCCCGTCAGCCGCTACCGTAACCAGCGTGTCCGCCGGGCATGATCCGTGGATCATTACATTGCCGACGCTTTCGCCGGCCTTAACCGCTTCTTCCAGCACCCCGAACAGCGCCTGATTGCCGCTGGCCGCGGCAAGGGCGGCGGTTCCCGCTTCCTTTCCTTCTATAAGGATGGTGCCCTCCGGCAAACCGGGATGCTCCCCAAGCGTTACTGACGTGATAAACGGCGGATGCCGCCCGTCAGCCGCTCTGCGGGTATGAATGCTTATTTCTCCAACTACGCCATTTTTGGGCATATCTATCCCTCCTTAGATTTTGCCGAAATCGACACGGGCGGTGTCCGGCTGTGGGCCTTCGCCGTCGCTTAAGTTTAATACCCCCGTCTGTACCGGTTTGGGCAAGGCGGTGATAATCTCGATAAGGCAGTCCGCGGGCGTTACATCCCGCTTGCCTTCCGGCGCGTCCGCGTCGGACAGCTCAATTGTCTTCCCGTTTTCAAGGGACAGGCAAAGGCGCAGCGCCTTTGCCTGTATCCCACGCGGCACCTGCCTCGCGTCCATCGCCGCTTTCAGCCGATCCCTGTCAGCCTCCCGCCCCCGTTTTTCCGCGTCGGACAGGGCAAGGTCTTTCCGCTGGTTTTCAGCTTTAAGCCGCTCGTTTTCTTCGCGCAGTTTCCGCGCTTCCTCTTCTGTCATTGATGAGTCCTCCTCGTGTGGGTTTTCTGTATCTTCACTTCTTAAAAAGTTTTCTGGTGGGGTGTCGGACAGGTACAATTGTTTCCCGGACGGGGACGGGAACGCTTTAACGCCTGACCCCTCGCTGGCGGCGATGCCAAGCTGTCCCTGTACCGATTTTTCCAAATCCTTTATCGCCGGGGATTCCTGTCCAAGATAGGCGAGGTGCATAAGGTACATCTTGCCGTCGCTGGCCCGCTGCTTTGAGCGGATGGAGACATCGGGGTAGTACCCCGCGTCCACCGCGGCGGCGAGCAGGTCGTCTTCCTCGAGTTCAGCCGTAAGGCTTTTTGTTTTGGGGTTGTAGGAGACGGATACCACATTCCCCAGCCGGGGGGACGCGGCGCTACTCCAATGCCCGAACGTTATCGGGGCCGTTTTTATCTCGCCGAATGTCTCAGCGATTTCTTTAAGGTCGTGCTCGGTAACAATCTGGGGATCATCCTTTGACCCGTAGATGCCCGCCTTGGCGATTTCCCGTGTTCGTGTTTTCATGCTTTAATCATGCATGGAAAAACAAGCGTGTTCTCTAAATGGGATAAAGCCAAAAAAAGCCCCGGAGGGCGGGGCTTTTAACTCTTAAATTCTGGGCGGAGAACCGTAACCCGCGCGAAAGCGTAAATTCATTACCCCGGCCCCCAAAAAACACCCCCGTTTTAACGAAATTTTAACGGTTTGTAGCGGCCCGCGCGCGAAAAAAGGGGAATCATGCGCCAAGCCGCCGTCCGGGCTGTTTCAGGCTCTTTTTCCGGGGCCGCTACCGCTCCCTTGGGGCGGCGCTTTCCGGCAGTATCGCCACGAATTCCCCCAGCACATCGTACTCGGCGGAATCGCATAAAACCACCTGCCCGCTGCCGTCCATGTAGCGCAGTTCCCAGCCCTTGCCCGCGACTTCCCGCATCCGTTTTAGCGTTACCCTGTCCTTGTAGCGCACCACCTGTATCGCCCCGTCCTTCGGCACGTCCGCCCAGCGGATAAGCGCCATGTCCCCGTCCAGTATGCCCGCCCCCGTCATCGATGTGCCACGGACGCTCGCCGCGTAGTACCGCCCGCCCGGTTTAAGCAGCCGGGCCGGTACCTCTACAGTCTGACTTGGGTCTTCGTCTATGGCTATAGGCGGCCCGGCGGCGATGTCATGGAAATATGACACTCGCTCGTACTCCTCTTCTTCGCCGTATTCGTATGCTGGCTCAGGTTCGGCGGTATACAGGGCGCCATCGCTGGAGGCGGCAGAGGCTTCCGGGGCTGGCTTGGCTTTCTTCAGCAGGTTTTCAATGGCAGAAAGGCGGGTTTCCATTTCAGAGAATTTTGGGTGTGCCGTTTCTTCTATCAGTCCTTGCAATTCTTCTATAAGTGGTATTTTTTTATCTTGTTTATCCAACAAGGGTTCCCCTTGGCCAGTTACGAGCCAAGATATATTGACACCCATTCCATGCAATAAAATTTTCGTCTCATCAGGCAGACTGCGTTCGCCGTTTTCATATCTCCCATAGGTCTGGTTTTCCAATCCCAATTTTGCTGAAAACGTTGTTGCCTTGCTAAAACCTAGAAGAATCCTTATTTTTTTCAGTCGTTCACCAATTTGTATGTTGATATTGCCCAAAATTACCCTCTTATAAAATATTTTTCGTCATTTTGTATCAAAAACTGTTGACAAATAACCGAAATGGTTATATAAAATACATAATGGTTACGAACTGTAACCGTTTTTGACAACTGCAAAAAAGCGGTTACGAACCGTAACCACTTTAAGTATCGCAAGAAACGGGCAAAATGTCGAGATTTCGGCGATAGAAGATCGGTCTTTGACAGCGGGGAGTGCGGGCAAGCGGCGCGAGGGCGCGCCGTCCCGGACGTCTGACCCTGAGCGCGGGGAGCCGTAAGCCCCAGCGCCCAAAATACCAGTTACGGGCCAGTTCCGGGGCGTATCCCGGACATGGAGCCGCATGGGCGGGGCAGCATTTATCCCTCCCGGATCGCTGCCTTGCGGGTTCGACTCCCGCCGGCTCTATCCCGAAAAGGGAAAGGAGTAACAATGAAATTATTCGGTATTACCCTCAGTAGGGATTTTGAGGAAGCAAAAAGTATGCGGCGGGAAGCGTTGCGGGATAAAGAAAACATAGGCTTTCTTGTAGCATACGGACACATGGGAATCCTTGGAAAGAAATACATCTGGAGGCTGGACGGTGGCTGTTTCCCTATTTACTCTTGGTATCTATCCCCATTGTTATATAAGGCCGTATGCATTATTCGAGTCAGATTATTTAATCGTCTATTCCGGCCAGTCTGATAGCTTCATCATCAGAAATGGGGCGTCCACGGTGTGAATGGTGTCCACATTCTGAACAATAAAAAACAAGTCTTTTTTCATCCCATGAAGTATCCCATTCAACTCTCGTGTAACACGATGGACAACACGCTACTGTTGTTACCGGATCAGGTTTACCCAGTTTGATGATGTGTTTTTTCCAATCAATTACTTTCATGGCTTTTTAGCCCTCCTTTTGTGGATATGGGTGTTTGGCGATACCAGTATACCACGCAAGGAGGGCGTTTATTAACAGTAAAAAACCCCGCCGTATGATGGGGCAATATTAGAAGGGAAAGGAGTTCTTATGGGAAAATTTTGCGCTTGTAAGCTCAAAAAGATATTCATCGACGAGCGCGGGGCAAGTTTCTGCGCGGATATGGCTCCGCAACGATTCCAGATGTTCTGTCATAAACGAAATAAACGATTTTACGTTCTCGTTAGTGTTAAGCGTCTTTCCTATTATGACCTCATTGTGGATGAAATCGCTAATCAGCTTGAGGGTGCCAAAGACAGCAGGGCTGGCAACCATAGCGCCACGATCGGAAAGCTCAATAAAAGATGTTGTTATGACCGCGATATCCATGGAGCTATCAAACGTACCGGAAGCAGAAAACGAAAACGTTTTATTAAAAAAAAGATGCGCCTGTTTTAGTATCTTTCGATACAGCGCGAGTCTGCGCCCATATATCTCGTAAAAGAAACGTTCTTGTTCTTTTTTCTTCGCCGCGCGAACCCCGAATATTTTGGTTAATAAAAGCGTAAGCAACGCCGCCACGACGGCTATAGCGGATGATACTATCATCGCCGTTTCTGTACTCATGTGTTTTTAGCCCTCCTTTTGTGGATATGGGTGTTTGGCGATACCAGTATACCACACAAGGAGGGCGTTTATTAACAGTAAAAAACCCCGTCGTATGACGGGGCAATATCAAAAGGGTTGCGTGGTACATAGTGCAAAGCCCGCGCAATCCCATAAGGAGATTCAAGTATGACACGAAATTCACATTCACACAAGGAGGCCCCAAAATGAAAAGGTTACTACTAATCGCCGAAGAGCTTGAACTGCGTTTTTTGCGGCGCTTCGCCAGATACCGCGCGCTTGAAATACTGACCGAATCAGACGCGGCCCTTATCGACTCGCTTAACCGCTACATCGGGGCGCTGGAGGGCAGGGACGGCGAGCGCCTAAACCACATCCACAGTGTTGAAGAGCAGTACCACAAGCAACTTAGCGACAACAGGGAACTGCGGAAGCATCTTAGCGGCACAGCGCCACAATAAAAAAACGCCCGCGGGAACCAACCGCGGGCGCGAATCTGGAGGCCGGGCCATGAATTACCCGGTTACCTAACACTAACACAACTAACCGTGCCCCGCAAGGGGTACGAGGAGGATTACATGCAAATACGTTTAGAAATATCCGGCCTTGGCACACGCCCGTACCCGCTTGACCATGAACGGCAAATGCGAGTGCTGGAGGTTCTACTGGGAAGGAATCGGATGAGCATCAGCGCCTTGGCAAGAGAACTTAATCTGACAAGGGTATATGTCTCTAATATCATCAGCGGGCGCCGCCTGTCGGTAAAGATCGAGCGGCGCATCGCGGAGTATCTGGGCAAGCCCGCCGACTACCTGTTTCCGCCCCGCACGGCGGAGGAAATTGGCAAGATGCGCCGCGCGGAAGCGGCGGGGAAGGGTAAAGCCGCATGACAGATTACGTTAAAACATCGCGTATCGCGGCAGCCCTTGGCATAAGCCGGAAAGCGGTAACGGAAAAAGCCCGCCGCGAGAAATGGCCCTGTGTTATGCATAAGGGCTCTCTTGTGTTTCCGGCAAAACAGTTGCCCGCCGAGGCGCGGCGCGCGCTGTTAGATAACGCGGCGCCGGAATCCGGCGGCAGCGGCCTGTCCCAGCTTACGGACAAGGCGCGGGAGGCCGCGATAAACAGAAGCGCGCTGATCGTCGAATACTATTCGAGCGGCCTAAATCCCGCAGAATTCCTTCAAGCCTACAACTGTGGACAGGCGGGCGCGTACTTGTTGGAAACGCTTGGGGAAGTGTCAACGCGGACATTGTACCGCTGGCTGCGGGAACACAGGGACGCCGGAGGGGCGGGAACGGCGGCGCTTGCCGCGCTGGCCCCCCGCTACGGCGTAAAGAAAAGCGGGGCCGGGGTAACGCTCCACCCCGTCCAGCGGGCGTTACTGCGCAAGTTCTGGCTGCGCAGCGAGCGTCCTGGCATGGCCCACGCGTGGCGGCAGATGCTCCTCGCGTACCCGCACACGCCGCTTTGCACCTACCAGACGGCGGCGCGGTTTTTGCGCGGCGTCCCTCCCGCCGAGCGGGATTATTACCGCCTTGGAAAAAAACGCTTTGAGGATTTGTACCTGCCCTACGTGGAACAGAATGTTACGCGCTACAAGTCGCTTGACCTTGTAGTGTCAGACCACCACGTCCTTGACTGCGTTGTAAACTACCGGGGCAAACTTATCCGGCCCTGGATTACCACGTTTCAGGATTACCGCTCCGGCAAAGTCGTCGGGTTTTTCCCCACGGTAAAACCGTCAAGCCTTTCGATCATCGCGGCGTACTATGTGTGCTGTATTCTCTACGGTGTGCCCAAAGCGGCGTTATTCGACAACGGCAAGGACTACCGCTCAAAGCGGCTTAACGGCTACAGCGTTACGGCGATGCAATGTACCCCCGAAGGGATAAGCGAGGAAGTGCAGGTGTTTTTTCAGGGGGTGCTGCCCGCTCTTGGCACGGAAGTACACTTTACTAAAACCTACTCCGCGAAATCCAAGGGAAGGCAGGAGCGGTACTTCCGTATTTTGGGCGAGTATCTGGCGAAGGATATCGGTTCGTACATCGGCTCTGATACGACAACAAAACCGGAAGAGGCAGTCCTCATGTGGCGGTCGGTAAACGGTATGGCGAAGCGGGAGGACGTGCCAACGTGGGAATACTTTACTCAGGCCGCCGCCGCGATGATAACGTACATTAACGACACGTTCGCGAGCGACGGCAAGGGCATGGACGGCAAAACCCGCAGCAGGGTGTTCGTGGAAAACCTGCCGCAAGAAATCAAGCGTGTGTCCAAAGAAGAACTACAGCAGGCGTTATACCGCAGTGAGGTGCGCAAATGCGGGCGCAACGGGATTAGCCATCACAAGGTCAATTACTGCCATGACGCGCTGCGGGAATATTCGGGTCAGGACGTGGTGATACGGTGCGACATCGTTACCGACAACGAACTGCCTGTGTACACGCTGGACGGCAGGTTTATCTGTAACGCCATCGCCAACTACTACGCCGAAGGCGACAACCTGTCGCAAGCCATACGGCGGGTAGAGAGCGCTAAAAAGCAAACCCTGCTTGCCCTCGCCGAGCGTGGCAACAACGAAACCGGCATTGACGCGGATCAGAGAATCATGATCGAGTCGGCGTTAAGAACCTACGGCGTGGATATAACGCTGCCAGAAACACTGCTTGGCGGGCTGGAAGAACCTCAGCCGCTGCCCATGGCGGCGGGCGCCGAGGGGCTGGACATCCGGCGCCCGGCGAAACAAACAAAGTACCTATCCGAGCTGGATGCCCGGCCGGAACAAATTTTGAATTATGGAGGCACAACATGAATTTGGACATTAAGGAACGGCTAGAGGCGGCCCTGGAAAAGTACGGGCTGTCGCAGGCGCAGGCGGCGCGGGAAGTCAACTATTCCTCGTCAGTGTTAAGCGCGTACCGCTCAGGCACGTACCGTGGCGACACAATCAAACTGGAAGAGGCGATCATCCAGTGGCTGGCGCGGCAGGCCAAGGCCCGCGAGCGCAAGCGGGTGCCGGTGGTGGAGACCGAAGACCTGCGCCGCGTAGCGAACGCCGTGCAGATCGCCCACGCGGAAAAGGACATCGCCCTTATCATCGCGGACGCCGGTTCGGGCAAGAGCACCGCCGCCGCGTGGTACGCTCGTGGCAACGAGAAAGCGACCATCCTGATTAACGTGGTATCCAGCATGAACCGGCGGATGCTCGTGCAGGAGATCGCCCGTCAGCTTTCGCTTGACACCGCCCGCGTGCCGGTAAACACGCTTATCGCCAACGTCTCGCAGACGCTACAGGAACGGGACATGGTGGTTATCCTTGACGAAGCCGACTACCTTAAAGCGGACGCCCTTGAGTTTACACGGCGGCTGGTGTACGACCTTGGGCAGTCCGGCCTTGTGCTTATCGGCCTGCCTCGGCTGAAGTACCAGATACAGAACCTGCGCAACGACCACCGCCAGCTTGAAAGCCGCATCGGGGTGTACCTGTCCCTGTCCGGCCTTACCCGCACGGACGCGGGGGCGATAGCCCAGTCGGTGTGGCCCGGCATTGACCGCAAGATCGTTGACGCGATTTACGCCGTGTCGAAAACCGACGTGCGCCAGTTTACCAAGATCATCGAGCGGATGCAGGGGGCGATGGCGCTTAACCGTGTCGCCGAGCCGGACATCGAGATCGTGGAAGTGGCGGCGCAGCTTGTGATGCGGCGGGGAGGACACCATCAATGAAACATAAAGAAAAGGCAATCGAGCCCGTGGCGGCGATTAGCGTGTTGGGGCGGCCCTTCATGGGGATACGAGACGCGAAAAAGCTCGCCGCCATATTCGCCGAAATAGCGGAGAACGAAAAGGCGGTCGTAAAACTTGCGGTCAAAACCACGCGCGCGTATTATGACGCGGGGAATATCATCGCCGCCGCCATTCGCCGCTGGAGCATGGCTCAGGGGAAAATGCGCCTTAACGCCATCGCGGCGTCCAGCGGATTCCCACAGGATCGCATCACGCTTGCCCTGAAAATATTCCGGTACTTTGAAAATATGCCTGACGCGCTGGACGGGCTTAGCCTGCGGGACGCCCTGAAGCTCATCGCCCCGCCAGCGGCAGCGGGAGAGAAGGGATACAACCGCGTTGACATGGACGGGGACGCGGGGCAGCTCGATCTTGACTTTGGCGAAGTGTTCCAACTGCCCGCCTGCGCCAACCGCTCGCTGGAAAACTACCGGACAATCGCGGACGCGATGAGTGAAATTATCCTGGTCACGCGCACCAGGGACAACCTGCTTGTCAGCAAACGCTTCGCGCGCTTTTTCGAGGACATCCCGCGAAACCCGTCATTGCGCTTCGCGTACAAAACCATGGCGCAAAAAACCCAGGCGGCCATAGAGGACTATCTCGCCGCCGTAGAACAAGAGGAGAGGCAAGCATGAAGAACAAACTGTCGGATTTGCACAACCACCTGTTTGAACAGCTTGAATGGCTGGGGCTTAGCCAGTATATCCGCGTCAAGATTGAGCCGGACAAGGAGGCCATGCTGTCCCTTGACGACCAGACGCTCGAAAAAGTGCGGGCGGCCCGGAGGCAGAGGGAGGATTTCTTTGTTGAGACAAAGCGGGAACTGGTAAATCAGGAACTGGCAAAGCTAAGCGCGTAGCTTTCAGCCCCGGACGGCGCTGGATGTTACGTCCGGGGCAATGTTTTAGGAGGAGTATAACAATGCGTAACCAAAAAAGCAGGCTGGCGATAATCCACCTGGCGAAAAAACAGCTTGGCCTTGACGATGCGGCCTACCGCGCGATTCTATCCGGCGCCGGTGTAGCGAGCGCGAAAGACATTACAAGTGATGTCCAGTTCAACACGGTCATGTCAGCGTTCCATCGGCTGGGGTTCCTTTCAACAAGGCGCGGCAAAATCAACAAGTACGAAACCCGCGTCCACGGCAAACGCCCCATGATAAGCCGCAGACAGGAGTATTACATTAAAGGGCTGTGGGCGCTCGCCAGCCGCGCGAAAGACGAGAAAAGCCTTAGGCGCATGGTAAAGCGAATTGGCAAAGTTGACGACATATCATTTTTGACCCGGCGTGACGCCTCGGCGCTCATACTCGCCCTGCGCGACACCTGCTGGAAAGCCGGGTTTAACCCCGATTCCAAGGAGGAACCGTATGTTATGGACAGTAAAAACGGCGGCAAAATTTTTGCGTTTGGAACTTCATCAGGTGTACTACCTGCTGGTAATGGGACACATTGAAGCGGTCAAGGTCGGCAAGGCCTGGCGGCTGGCGCCACAGGCGGTAATAGAATATGGCGAACAGCTCCTTAATCGAAAAGATAAATACCCTGCCGGCAATTTTGTCTATTCAGGAAGTGGCGGATTTCTTTTCAGTACGCTACCTGACTATTTACCGCCTTATCCACACGGGCAAGCTCGCGGCGTGGAAAGACGACGAAGGCCGCTGGTGTGTCGCCCGCGGCGATCTCAAAACATTTTTCCGGAAAAACACAAATCTGTAACACAGGCCGAATTGTTCACATCGTAACAAACTTGGGCTTTATCTCATGTAGAGTAAGATCATCACGACTCTTGTAATCTGTGCCAATGGACTTGGTAGCATTGTTCGGATTTTTCCAGTCGTGGGGGCCATCGGCCATATCCACGGCGCTTGTCATTGTGGTGTTGTACCTTATCAAACAGGTACACAAGGCCAGCGAGGACAACTCGCAAAGGTCGCAGCGCTTACAGGAGCAGATTGACTCGCGCGTAAAGGAACTGCGGGCGGACACGACCAAAATTCTTGATGAACACAGCCGCCGCGTTTCCAATATTGAAATGGAATATGTCAGGCGTGAGACATTCTACCGTGAACTTGGCGGGTGGAAAGAGGACATCAACCGGCTGCATGACCAGATGTCGAATTTCAACAAAAGCGTTATCGAGCTTTGGAAGCACAGGAAGGATTGATGAAACAGACTATTTTACGGGGCAAGATTCTTGACCTTCTTAAGAAAGTATACCCGGACGGCGTGGACGAAATGACGGTCATAAGCGTGTTGTACCAGTACCACAAAACGGAGGATATCCACGCCTCGCTTGAATATGTCGTTGACAAAGGCTATGTCGAAAAAAGCCAGCATCCCCACCACTTCATGGAGCGCGAGTATATCCGCTGGTACAAATTAAAGCCTATGGGCATAGACCTTTTGGAAGGGAATATCGATCCCGATCCGGGAATCCTCGTTCAGCGCGGGGGTTAAGCATGGGCCAGAAAAGCAAGGCGGATCAATACGGCCTGAAAGAAATCATCGCCGAGAAATGGGACGGTGGAAAAAAAACAATCGTCTACGTAACCGGAGAAGTCAACGAGTGGCTGAAGGATAACGGCTACAAAATCACGGTAAGCCGCGAGGCCATCCGCCGCGCTGTGCGCAGTTACGAGGACGAGATCGCCGATGTCCGCAAAGGCGTTGAAATATCCCGCGCCATGGCCGAGGTGTTCAAAGACAACCCCGGCACCGAACAATCCGAAGCGATGCTGATGTACCTGTCAGGTCTTATCACCAAAGAACTGCGGAATATCGAGAGCATCAATTTTCAAGACCCGGCCGAGATGATCCACGCTACGGCAAAGCTTACCATGGCGCAAGCCAAGCTCTCGCAGTACCGCACACAGGCGGTCAAGTCTCTGGACAAGGCCAAGGAAAAAATCAAAACAGAACTGCGAAGCGCCATAACCCGCGACCCCGAACTGCTGGGACGCCTGTGCGAAATCGTAGATGACGTGAAGGTAGCGTAATGAGCGGGATTCTTTCGCAACTGGTAGGCGATGATCGTTCTTCTCTGGAAAAGAAAGAACGGATGGATCGAGCGAAAAAAGATTTCGGCTTTTTTTGCCAATACTACTTAAGCGATTATTTTTTCACCGACCCCGCTGAGTATCAGCGCATCCTCTACGATGTGGCGGACACAAGATCGCTTTCAGAAGATACTTCAAAGCGTCTTAAACCGTTCGTTGACGAGAAATATCACGGCCTACTGCGGCCCACAGAACACCTTGCCGGGGCCATGTTCGCCGAGCCCCGCGAACACGGCAAAACAGTCCGCTGGTCTTTCGCCTATGTTCTGTGGAGCGTTATCACCGGGAAAAACCGCTACGCCCTGCTTGTCGGCGCGTCAGCGGACGCCTCAAGGGAAAACCTTATCAACATCAAAATCGAGCTTGAGGAAAACGAGCTTTTGCTTGAGGATTTCGGGGAACTGAAGGGCGGCGTATGGCGCGATGACCGTATCGAGCTTGTAAACGAAACCTGTATTCAGGCCAAAGGCTCCGGGGCTTCCATGCGCGGCACCCGCTTCCGCCAGTACCGGCCCGACCTGATTGTTCTTGACGACGTGCTAAAAGACGACGCGGTGGATTCGCCCTCGCAGCGGGACAAAATTTCCCGCTGGCTTAAGCGGGTTGTCTTTAACCTCGGCAAGACAGCTTTCACTATCTGGGTCAACACCATTTTCCATTCTGACGATCCCATATCAAGGCTTATCGAGGAAGTACAGGCCGGGACGCTCAAGCGCTGGATCGCTGTCCGCCTGTCATGCCTGCGCCCAGACGGCGAGCCTCTGTGGCCTGAGTACTGGTCTGTCGAAGCGCTGGATGAAAAGCGGGAGCAGCTTGGCTTTGACAATTTCTCTACCGAGTGGTGTAACGAGCCGTTATCAGACGAGCAGAGGATTATCCAGAAAACGTGGATAAAGGCGCATGAGTACCGGGAGCTTCCACCGTCAAGCGAACTGCGTTATTTCTGCGGCGTTGATCCGGCGACAGGCAAGCACGACCGCACGGCGCAGATTCCCGTCGCCGTTCACAGAAGGACGGGCGTTATGTACGCGCTGCCGCCGTGGGCAAAGGTGTGCAGCGAGACGGCGACTGTCCGCCAGCTCATGATCACGCACCGGCTGTATAACTACGAGCTTATCGCGTGGGAAGATGTTGTGTTCTCAGGCATCTACGGCAACTACATCCAGAAACTGGCGGCGGAAGAAAACGTGTATCTGCCCATTAAAAAAATTTCCAACACCATTTCAAAAGACGCGAAAGCCCGCTTTTTGTCCCCGCTTATCGAGAACGGCATAATCCGTTTTCCCGCCGAGGGAGCTGGAGACATGATTGATGAACTAACAAACTTCCCCAAGTGGAAGTTTGACGACCAGATGGACGGCCTTTATCTGGCTGTACAGGTTGTGCCTTCCGGCGGCGGGACGCCGGTAGTTGAGCAGGTAAAAACCACGACCGCTACGGCGGCGCGGAAAATTATCAATATGGTCAGGAGGAATGTATGACCGGAAAATTTTTGGTTTTATTATTAGTTTTGGCGGCGGCGCTGACGCTTACCGTGTGCGTATCGCGGGGGCAGGTTCCGCCGCCTGAGTTTGTCTCGTGGTGCGACGCGTGCGAGCGGTATACCGCGTGGGGTGTCGGCTACGATTATTTTTACTGCTCGCAAAGCGGCTCCGTGTGGAGTCCGGTACAGGAGGTACAGCCATGATGCGCCCAAACAAACTGTTTGACCTTATCCACACCCGCAACAATTACCGCCACATTGGGCGGGAGTTAAGCTACAAGTTTTTCGTAGACAGAGCTGACCGGATAATTTATTTGTGCTTTCAGGGTTCTAACGGCCTGTCCGACTGGCTTCATAATTTCCTTGCCATCCCAAAGCGCATGGAGCCGTACAAGGGCTGCGGCTGGTTTGTCCACGCGGGCTTCGAGCGGGTGTGGAGATCAGGCAGCGATACTATTATGGAAGAACTGCGGACGTTTACGGAACGGCTTCCAGATTTCCGAGTGGTGTTCTGCGGCTTTTCCCACGGCGGGCCTCTTGCTATGTTGGCCGCGCGGGACTGGAAGGACATTACAGGGGCGAAGTGCGAGTGCGTGATTTTCGGCAGCCCTAAACTGGCATGGGGAGATAACGCCCAGCGGGTATTGAACGATTCCATGTTTTTGACCAACTGGATTAACCCGGCGGACGCTGTAACAGCCGTCCCGCTTCGCAGGTGGGGCTTCCGCCATGTCCGGGAGGATTTGGTAAACGTTAGGCGTATCCCTATTTTAAGCAAGCTTAGGATATATAAGCACCACCAGATATATTCAAGACCGGAAATATATCCGCAAGGGAGAGTATCAACGTGATCAAGTATTTTATGCCGTTGTTAAAATTACTGCTGGAACTCATAAAGAAAAAAATAAAAAGCCGTCTTGCTGTTGTCCCTGCCGCTGACAAGGACAGTAAAAAAATTGTAGCCGCCGGAATGAGGGAAGGGATACAAACCGACTTCCCTCATGAAGTGTTACGGCGTTTCGGTTGCTACTTTTTTGCGCTCATGAAGTGGCTGGAGATAAAAAACGGCGCGCGTTTCTCAAACGAGGGGTTGATCCTCGTGTTTGAAAGCGCTCAGGCGGCGGGATTTATCCGGGGCGATAACGCTTTTGTGGTCAACGCTGTAGCGCTGTTAAACCTCGCTCTTGGCCAAAACCTGTACACGGATATCCGCCGCGATTTGAGTAAAGCCCCGCCCGACGGCACGGCGATCAGGCGGCTTGTACGGAACAGCGGCAACGAGACGCATTTTACGTTACAAATAAACGGCGTAGAGTGGGACACATTAGACCCCGCCCGCCCGGCGGCTGGCACGTGGAGCTTCCACAGTTTCAGAGTGCCGGCATAACAAACAGACACAGGAGGCTGTTACACGCCATGAAAAAAACTGACAGAAAAACATTGACAACCCAAATCATTACTTCAAACGCGCTGGGCAGCTTCCTTAATTACATGCCCAACCCCGATGATATCGTTCCCGGTACAATGTCATCGTATGACACCTACCGGGAAATGCGTACCGACCCAAGGGTAAAGTCCCTGCTCAATAAGCTCAAAACCGCCGCCCTTAATTTCCCCATCCACATCACCCAGCCGGAAGGCTGCCCGGACAAGGTTTTCGCCTTCGTAAAATCTTTCGACATCTGGAACAATCTGCACCAGCAGCTAAAGCGCGTGTACTCCGGCCTTGATTACGGCTTTTCCGTTTCCGAGCTGGTATGGCGCTATGAAGGTGGGCTGTACATCCCCGACATCATCATTACCCGCAAGCCTGAGCGCTTTGTGTTCGGGTATGACTGGCAGTTGTACCTGATCGACCACGGCTCGCGCAAACCGCTTGACCAGCCGTACAAGTGGCTGAAGTACCGCCACGACGCCGACGATGAAAACCCCTACGGCACAAGCGTCTTGCGTTGCGTGTACTGGCCGTGGATGTTCAAAAAGGCCGGATATGACTTCTGGCTTCAGGCCACGGAGAAGTTTTCAGTAAAAACCATTCTGGCCATTTTCAAGGGT